AGCCATCTCATGCTTAATCATAGATTTAGGAGCGCCAGCTTTCTTCATGAAACCGATTTCTTTTTTAACCATTGCTTTAGACTCTTTCACATCGCCGCCTTTTTTCATCATAGCTTGACGTGACGGGCCAGAACCTATTTTTTGCAATGGATTTGCTTTTGCCATTGGGCCAGAACCTGCTGATGATCCGCCTTTAAGCGCACCTAACATAGCGGCGCCTAAACCACCTACTTGTTTCGCTGCGCCTAAACCACCTACTTGTTTCTGACCTGGTTGCATACCAAGCGTAGCTTGTTTATATGCATTTAACTGTTCCATAGAAGGCGCATTTTTTTGCGCTCCTGCCTGAGCTTTTTGCAAAGCTGCCGCTGCCTGAGCACCTAGATCTTGAAGACCTCTTGCAGGTGCTTGAGGCGGTGCAATTCTTGTGGCAGCTTTATTAGCAGCTGCACGCACTGCGTTTGATAGACCACCAAATGCTAATTTTTTAACTTTCTTAGTTGCCATGATTACACCATCCTTCCACGAGTTTTACCTTTGGTTGCACATCCGTCACCACGACGAGATGCTGAAGATTTTACTGAGCCACCAGCTTTGTAAGCCTTAGCTTTAACTTTACCACCGCGCTTTAGTCCTAAGCCAAAGTTCGTTGGAGCTGTTGCTGATGTTGTATTTGTGTCTTCCTGACCTGGAGTTGACACAATGTTAACTGTTGGAACTTCTGGTGTTTGTTGGTTCATTGGGCTAGACATGCGAACATCTCCTACTGGAGGTTGCTGGTTAAAGCCACTTGTAACGCCACCTTCGGCAAAGCGTTTCGCTTTTTTATCTGCTTTCATAAAATCCTCTCCCACTGATTGTGGTACTTTAACTTGTTTGGCGAACTTTGGCGAGTGTGCCACAGCGCGCATAAAATCTGCTTGTTTTTTACTAGTTGATGGCACTTCGTTGTCCTTTTATAAAATCGTCTAACTTAGCTTCCATACGGTCAATTCTATCAAGAACACGGTTGATATCGTTATGAACATCAGCTTTGGTAACATATTCCTTAGCAATTTCTTCACGAGTTCTGTTTAAAAGAATTTGAATACGGTTTAGCTCAATTGATTTTTCTTTTAAAAAGAAAGCCAGCATACCAACCAAAGTCGTGAGGACTAAGTTCCATAACATCATTTCCATCAGATCATCTTCCCTTTGGTCTTGCCTCGGACTTCACATCCACCACCACGAATAGCTCCACCTTCTTTGCAATTCCAAGCACGTAACGATTTGTTGATACGTGAATCTGGGTCATTCGCAGTCTTGGCAGAAGTAAGTTTTTTCTTCATACCTTTCATGCGGGCGCAGAAAGAATCACGACGTGAGCCGCCTTCTGGTTGTGGACGTTTAAGGCCAGGCTTACCAGGGTTAGCCGCATTGTAAGAAGCCCGTCCTTTGGCGTTTAAGCCACCTTCAGGGTTCTTACCTTCTTTGCGAGTCCAAGCTGGGCTCTTAGCCATAATATATTGTTACACCAGTTAAGTTAGTAACAGTTGCGTAAACGCCATTAGTAGCCAACATGCCTTCACCAGGAAGAAGTAGTGTTACCACTTCGTTTGCGCCTATATCAATAGAAGTTAACCAACGTTGCGCTTGCAATGCAGCGGCACCTGCTGTAATAGAACCAGAGTTAATATCTTGGACGGTATAAGTGTTTGCGCCAGTTCTAGTAACTGTGTAGTTACCTGTAGTTCCTTGACCACCTGTACCAGCGGCAAAGATTAAACCAACTTGGTCGCCTGTAGATAAGCCGTGATTGTTATTTGTTACAGTAATAGTCGTGCCAGAGCGCCCGTATGTCGCAGACGCAGGACCAGAGGTTGCATCCCATAAATACATATTTCCAGCACTTCCGCCACCCGTAATAGCTAAACCTTTAACACGAGTGCGTCCGACAATCATTTGACCCGTTACATTTATATGCGCGGATAAAACATCATATTGCATGCCCATAATTAATCTCCTAAATTGTTAAGCGGGGCCGAAGCCCCTAGATTAATTAAGATGGTGTAACAGCGCCAGTGCCATCAGCCAAAACCCAAGTGCTAGTAGCTGTTGCGCCAGTAGCAATGTATAGGTAGCTGTTAGTTGTCTCAAATACAATAGTTCCTGCTGCTTTACCTGTTGTGTTTACAGCGTTTGTAGCGGCAGCCAATTGAACAGCAGTTACAGTGCGAATCTGAACATAACCAGCTGTAGAGTCTACGTTGCCTGTTACTGTGCCTGTTACGTTACCTGTTACGTTGCCTGTGATTGCGCCCTCAAAACCATTATCAGATTTGACCGGGCCGGAGAATGTGGTACGTGCCATTTTAAGTTTTCCTTCATACAAAGTTAAGCTTATTAGTCTTGTATGCGTCTGCCGGGGCAGTCTAATAAGCCGGTTCACCCGGTTTCAGTAATATTACTCTATTTGTAAAAATATGCAACAAAAAAGGGAGCCGAAGCCCCCTCTTTTTTACACTCGGCGTATTAAGCGCCTTGTGAACCGAACATACCCAATGGATCTGACCAGCCGAATGAATAACGCTCACGAGACTTGTAACGAACGTTACCAGTATCGAAGTCGCCGTCCATGCTGTTCTGCAACGGAGTACGCACAAAGTGCTTAAGACCGTTAGGAACATCAGTAGTCAAGAACCAACCGTTTGGATCAGTCAAGAAGTTATTGATTGTGTAACCTTCAGCTACAGAACCATTGTTCTTAATTGCGTTGATGTCGTTATCAGCAGTACCAACACGCAATTCAGTTTCTAGCAAGCGAGTTGCAACGAACTGTAGTGCAGGTGGAACAACCAATTTCTTAGGTTTAGCAGCAATCAAAAGACCACGCTCATCTGTCCAAGCAGCGATTTGAATAACAGCATTTTCCAATGAAGTTTCGTTCAAGTCAGCTTGAGTAGATGGAGTGTTGCTGTTAACACCACCAGAAACTAGTGGGTGCTGGGTAGAGAACAATGTCTGACCGTCACCACCAGTATAACCAGCTGTGAAGCCGTTATTTAACACGTTAGCAGCTTTAACTTGCTTTGTGTAAGCCATTGAACGAGCCAATGCCTTAGTGTAGCGAGCTGATAATGAGTCATACAAGTTATCTTCAATAGCTTCTTCAGTTAAGCTGAAGCCTTGAGCGATAGTCTCGTGGTTGTAACGTGCAGTCCATGCTTCTTGACCATTGTCATAAGCAATTGCTGAACCTTCGTTTTTAACTGGAGCAGCTGAGAAACCTGACAACTTTGTTTCCTCTTCAAAGCTACGCTCTGAAGTTTCTGTTTCGTAGATTTCTTTATGTTGCTCACCATAACGAGCGTACTCTAATCCGAACAATGCGTTCAAACCGGGTAATAGCTCTTTTAAGAGTTGGGCGCGTGAAATAGCCATTTAATTTCTCCTATTAAGCTACGGCATTGCCGAGAGCTGTGTTGTATTGATGCAAGTTAATCTTAACGATTACTTCGCAGAAAGTTGTAGCAGTCACGGCTGTGTCTGGAACAACATCAATAACACGGATTGGGAAAGTTGCATCAGCAGCTGGACTTGTGTTCAAAATAGATTGAGCTGAGTCACCTGTTGTTGCAGACGGTGTGTTAACCAAGGCAGTTACGTTAGTACCGATAGCTGCACGAGTAACAGTAGAGATAGCACCACCAGAGGTAGTAACCGCTACTTTAAACGCAGCCATAGGATCGTCAACTACATAAGCTACAGCGTTAGTAACGCTAGAACCTGGGTAGTATTGAGCCTGAACTGTTTGGCCTGATGAGTTCGTATATTGGCAACCTACTAGAACGCCTAGCTTAGCGCCAGATGTCAATGAAGTTGCTGTGCCTACTACTCCACCTACGTCTAATTCAACTAAATCACCGTTGTAAATCGCAGCTGCCTGAGTAACAGACAGTTGACGAATAGCGCCAGCATAAGGCATGCCGTCTACACGATTGATCGGTTGAAAACCGTAGGGTTTGCTAATGGTTGGATATGCCATTTAAAACTCCTAATTAAAAATTAATAAAATTATTTACCCTTGCCAAATGATACGGTTGACTTACGTTCATTGAACAAAGGCATACGTGCATCACTTTGCTTCATAAGACTATTATCAATTGCTTGAGTCTGAGCTTCTGTTTGCTGGGCATAATGTGTATTACGCTGTTCAACAAACTCACTCGGAGTCTTGCACAATAATAATCCGCCAATCTCAATGCTGTCTTTAAAACGGCTATTGGGATCCACCAACAATTGAAACTTTGGCTGCTCTTCTACTGAAACTGGCTCCCAGCCTTCTCTCATCTTTGCAGATAAGTTACGCGGGTCAGCGTTATTCAACGTAGAAACACGAATCCAGCGATATGCAAATCCTGGCTGCTTGTCGGGTTCGGGCAACAATTCAGCTGGCATCCACTGTTTAGGACGCTCAGTTGTAGCGCGGGTTTGAATCTCTCTTTGTACTCGGTTTGATGCAGTCATATTAAGCTCCTGTCTTCGCAAATTCCGCAGCATATTGCTCCGGAGTTAATCCTAATTTCTTGGCCAGCTGTACTTGTGACGCTTTTAGCTTGATCTTTTTCGAAGATGTGCTACGTGTCGCAGGTGCTACCACATTACTAGGTTTGTTTACTCGTTGTGTTGTTTCCTGTTGTTCCTCGGCGCCGAAGTTCTCTGGGAAACGTTTACGCATTGTCGCGTCAATACGTTTGTAATACTCATCAGTCGTAGCATAAGCCATTCCGTTCTCTTTGACTAGCTTTTCGTGCAGTCCTAGAGCAAGACTCGTCATCTCTTCATCCTGACCAAACCATGTATTATTTTCTTGCCATGATCTAGCTTTAGTGTCGGGCTGTGGCCTTTGCTGTGCTGTTTGTGGGATTTTGACATCAAATTCTTCTTCTTGTAAAGCTTTTTGTGGAACAAAGCTGTTTACTCGTTGAAGTTTTAGCTTAGCATCAGTCATTTTTTCCTGAGCTTCTAGCAATTTATCTGTGTCACCAGAGTCATAGGCCTCTTTATATTCCTTGCGGGCCATCTCTAATTCACGGTCAGCAGTCTCTTTAAAGGAGCTGACCAACGCCTCATCACCAGCAGATAAGCGTGACTTAAGCTTTTTGTTTTCCTCAAGAATCTTTTGAGCTAAGGTAACGGCTTCTTGCTGTTCACGTTCCGCAGCTTCTGCACGGCGACGCTCATCGTTCCATACCTTCTTGAACTCATTAATCTTCTTTTTGGCAGCCTCTGAGTATTCATCTAGCTCATCTGTTTCAAGCTTTTTTACAAACTCAGGCTCTGAAGGCTTACGTCCACGGTCTTCTTGCGGTGTGTCGTCTTCAATTTCTATCTCAAGCTTGCCTTCATCTTCGGCATCTTGATTAATCTGATCAACTGTCTTCCCTTCATCTACCTCGTCAGGGAACTTAAATTCTTCTTTATCCATCGTAATACTCCTTATTTACGTTTAATTCCGCGCGGATCGTCCACTACGGCTTCAACGTTGTCATCGTTAATGATTCTAAATTCGCGGCCATGAATTACCAGACGTGAACCAGAGTTTGGTCTTACTAAAATAAAATCACCCTTTTTGCACCATGCGCCATTAGGAAAACGAGCTTTATCCTGATAGCAATCCGAACCCATATCTACTACGAATAGAACTGTGGTTAAGACTTCTTCGTGGTGAATCGTTGTGTCAGCTTTAATAATCCCGCTGTCGTACTCTTTTTCAACTTCTGGGATGGCGCAAAGAATGCGGTAGCCAGATGGTTTTGGGAGTTGTGTTGCCTTTTCTTCGTTTGATTTATCCATAAGCGCTGATAGATCTACCGCCTTGTTTAAATCTACTTGGTTACTCATCGTCAGAGTTCTCCATTTTTTGTTTAAGGTCTAATATGTATCCCCTAGCGGTCAGCAGACCCTTAATCTCACCGCAGGTTGCTTTATAAGCCTCGAACGTATCGGCACGCCCGCTTCCTATAAATTCTTGTAACTGCTTAATTTTGTTGTCCACTTCGTTTATTAGGACTTCAAAAGCTGTCATTGTTTATTACCTTTCTTCGTAGCGTTAATGGCGGTTTTAATGCCATCAGCTTCTTGTTGGTCTCTATGCTTTTTCATATCCAGCTGTAGCTTGGCTTTTGATTTAGCAATTTCTGACCCTACTTTTGCGCCTTCAGCTTCTAGTTTTTCGCCTTCTAGTTGCTTTTTAACCATCAACGCTTGAGTGGCTTGGCGTTCTTGAGCGGCAATTCTCTCCCTCTCAATTTGTTGCTGAGAAGCTTTAAGTTGAGCATCCGTCTGATCCTTAACTTGTTTACGTTGTACGTCAGCTTCCTTGATTGCAAGTTCTTTCTGCTGCATCTGGATAATCGGATCCTGTTGCTGCTCTTGAGCTTGCTGTTGTGCGGCCTCTGCTTTATTGGCCTCTAATACCTGTTGAGAAGCTTGTGCTACTAAACGAGATATCTGTACTTCGTACTCTTCTGGCATCTCTTCATTTGGTTTAGGCAATGGAGCGCCCATTTGCTGTTCAACCATTTGACGATACTTAAAGCCAAAGTGTTCAGCAATATGCGCGTGCATGGCTGCTGTAATCTGGCTGGCGTTTGGATTTTGCCCAATAATCTGAGCTGTTTTTGGGTCTTGCAAGAACGTTTGATGCGCAACGATATGAGCATCTTGATCCTGATACATGAACGCTTTGACTGGCTGGCTATTCAATATATCCATATTCTCAGAAATAGGATCTTTTGGTTTCTGGTCTTCTTTAAGAGCCACCAACTTAGCCGCATTCTTAACACCCAAAACATCTAGCATCTGGCGGTGCAGTTGAGCCATGTCGTATAGCTGTGGTGCGCTTTGTGCCAATTGCAATACGGCCTGATACTGAACAATCTTCTGAGCCATCGTTGCTGCATTTGGGTCAGAGACTGGGATAACTGAAACCAAGTCATAGTCAGACTGCTTGGCAAAACGGTCACCTTCTACTGGTTCGTAGTTATATTCTTCTGGTGTGTAATCACGGATGATTTCTTTAAGAAGTTTTAACTCTTGCTTCATTGAATAGTGAACGCGCGCTTGAACAGCAGACATCACCTTCAACGTTCTTTCCAAGATAGCCAATGTTGTACCGACAGGAGCTTGTGAACTCATGTCGCTAATCTTCATGTCGGCAGCAGATGCAAAGCGACGACCTTCTTCAACAATAGTGCCTAGCAAGCTGTACAAAACTTGGCTTGGTTCTTTGTATGGAAGAGTCATTACGTTATCTTTAATAACGCCACTTGGTACGTCTACGTCACGGAACTCTCCTGGAGAAATAGGAGTGTCATCACCTTTGATTCTTAAGCCACGAGCTTTAAAGCCACCTGGCAAGTTAGACAATGTACCAGCGTCAACAAGCTGACGAATGATAGAAGTACCAGACTTAGCAAAAGCGCCAACTAAATGAATCAAACCAAAACAGTAGAAACCGAATCCAGGTACGTATCCATAATGTACAAAGTGGTTACGCTTCTGTTTTGTTTCGTCTTCTGGGCGCCAGTTGCGGCGGATTGAAAGAATGGTTTGTGTACCCTTCTCAACCGTAACAACATAAGGTAATGCAATACCATCTTCGTCTTCATAGCCTGGCAAATCTAGGTCAACGTGCATTTCCAATAACTTATAACGGTCATCAGATGTAGCGCTGAAGCCCATCTTTTCTGCAATCTTCTTCTCCACATCATCCAAAGAACCATCTGGAGTTGCAAGGTCAACATCTCTATAGAAACCTGAAGCCTGTAAGCGTCTAACTTCATTCTCAGTCTTGCGCATGATATGAGTCACGCGTGGTGAAGACTCTAGGTTTGATGCGCCGTAAGGAACAACCAAGTCTTCCGCTGGAATAAATACAGATACCTGACGATTTAGACCTGGGTCAAAATATACCTTCTTAAAGGCGTTACCAGATAAACCAAGTCCCCAGCACATACGCTCATGTTCAGGGCGATACTCAACCATCACATCAGTAATCTGATAGTTCATGTCATCTTGAACTCGAGCAGCGGCTTCTTTTTTCTCTTGAGTTTCTTTACCAATAATCTGGGTCTTTACTGGGCCAGATGCTGGTAACGTTTCCATTACAGTCTCAGCTTGGAACTTTACTAGAGCCTCTGATAATAGTGGGTGGTAAACACCGCAAGCGCCTTCCCATGGTTCAGTGCGCTCTTCAATCTTCATACCCAACAACTCTAAGCCGTCAACGTATGTTTGAATCCAGTCTTTGCGTGAGCTAACGTCTTCCTCAAACTCTCCAAGTAAATCACCAGCTAACTCTGCCAATTCACCTTCAGACATATATTCAGCTAAGTTTGCTGAAAATTCTTCTTCGCTTTCTTCTTCTTTGCCCATCTCAATTTCAAGTCCATCAATGCCAATGCTGACTGATTCAGGATCCTCAATTTCAATTTCGATTTCTGGAACATCTTCCACTAAATCCTCTATGCCTTGAGGGGCTTGATATAAACTTTTTTCGATAGCCATATATATCCTTAATAGTATGCAGCTTTGCGTCTGAATGAGACTATCTCATCCTTTTCGTCAGATTCTAACTTGATAAATCCACCTTTGCGGAACCTAATAAGCGCTTGCGTTGATGAGTCAACTAAGTCATCGTGATCAGAATTTGGAAAAGCAGCCATTTCCTCTATCACTTCCTCAGCCCATCTTGTCCGCGGCGCCCACACTTTCCCCGAAGCGAATAAATCCGATACAGCGTTAATACGAGCTATCTTATCATTGCCCCTTGTCGGTGTAAACTCTTGAACAGGTATTCCCATGTTTCTTAATTCAAATATAAGTGGCGCACCCGACGCCTTCGCTTCAACAATGAACGCATCTGGTTCATATTCCATGTAATGTTTATAGGCAACATCCTTTAACTCTGGAAATTCCATGCGTCTTTTAAAGGCGTCTAGCAAAATAACGTTGGCATCATCAGGATTCTCGTTCAAATAGAACACGCCCCATGTCGTACACGCAGAATAGTCCGACCTTTCATTCTTAGTGAACGCCGTATCCCATGATTGAATGACAAACTCGCATCTCGGCGGCTCCTCACCCTCCCACTCCCTCCACCACTCCCTCTTAACAATCGCCCCAGACTCAGAAGTAGGCTGTTGCATGTACTGAGCGTTCCATTTACTGCTAGGAAGTTCGTTTCTAAGAGCTTCAAGTTCAGTTAACGGCCAGAATTCAGGCCAAAGCGGGTTTCCAGACGGCAAAATTGCAGGAAAGTCGATAACTTCCCACTCTTCCCCGTCCCTTTCAACCACTCCTTGCAAAATCCTACCCGTTAAATCACGCTTTCCCCACCGCGTCATCACCACAATGATAGAACCGCCTGGCTGCAAACGCTGACGTGGACCAGATGAGTACCATTCAAACACTTTATCGTACACAGACGGGTCAGTAGCAGCCAACGCCGCCTCTTGCTCTGAGTGCGGGTCATCAATAATCAGCAAATCCGCACCTTTACCAGTAACAGTACCACCCACACCAATAGCGAAATACTCTCCACCCTCATTAGTGGCCCATCGTCCCGCCGCCTTTGAGTCATGTCTTAGCGCCACATTAGGAAATATCTCCGCATACTGCTCACTGTCCAATAAGTTACGTACTTTCCTACCAAAACCTACAGCAAGTTCAGCCGTATTCGAACACTGGATAATCTTTTTCTTGGGAAACTTTCCTAAAAACCAAGCTGGCAACATATAACTTGCAAACTCACTCTTCGTATGTCGCGGTGGCATATTAATAATCAGTCTCTTAATCTCTCCCTTTGCAACCCTCTCAAAAGCTTTTGCCATCACCTTATGATGTCGTCCATCAATAAACCCGGGCCACATAGCATGCGCAAACTTAATAAAATCTACTTGAGCCTTCTCTCTCTTTAAGGCGTGCTGGTACGCAGTCAACTCCTCCATCAGAGATTCCTGCTCATGAACAGGTAACTGCTCAATAAACTCAATCAGCTTATCTGTCATATTTCTCTATATATTCTTTAACAACAAAATAAACAAACGCCAACACACAAATCAATGTCATTCTAAATTCCTAAACTTAATATATATAGGACGTACCGACCTCGCCCGATCAGGCAACCTCTTGCAAACTCCCAATTCACATAACCTCTTCACTATCCTATGTACATTCCCCCGACCCCTGTCCCCAGTCATATACATAATATCGTCGATGGACGGCCCAAACCCATACCTAATCCACCACTCATCAATAACTAAAAATATCTCTTTTTGCTTAGGCGTCATCAGTCTTTCCAAACACTGGTCTTTAGAAGCGAATTTCTCAAAAAATATACCCCCCACCCCTGTCATTTCCAATTACCTACCGGGGGGTCTTCCCCATCATCCAAACCCTTTTCCTTCCAGAAATCATCACTGGGGTACCCCTCTTCAGCTGGTAACGTTACCGGCTCGTTTTTTTCCTCAGTAAAATCAACATCTTGCGAATCCGTATCCTTACACGTGGCTGACTGAGTGGATTTAGAGTCGGATTGTTTGTGTGGAATACTATGTATAGCACTCCCCCCTACGGACGGGTCAATATCGGGGCCTACCCCCACGGTGGGGCTGCCAGGTTCGTGATCACTCGAGCCCGAAAACTCCTCGGAATTGTGGGATGCGGTTAGCTCCTCTAATAAGCTCTCGGCACTTCCCTCAGTGTTTACTTCTTTGCTCTCTACATCTATCACGGCTTTTAATTGATTAAGCAAGCGGGCTTTTAA